AAATTGGTTTTATTCTTTGGCTTTTTGGATACCTAAATATTGAATGACATGTGTATAGCTCATGAATGTTTCTTCTCATCCTCACATCAATATCGCTCATGTCTTGTGTGGTGGTTATTATGTCAATTTTATCGTGCCTATGTTCTGCTATCTTTTCGGCAAATGCCATTGGTAATGATCTCCAACGCCTGGCATCCAAAAGTTTTTGTGATTCATCTATGCAAATAATTCCTTTTTCTAAATGGAATGTATCATCAAGAACATGCCAACGGTTAATATTTGTAAACTGCTCATCAAACCAAATAGGAAAATTTGGATATATGTTAACGCCATTTTCCCATTGAGGTTTTATCAATCTACTTAACCACATTGTTTTTCCCGATCCTGCCGGGCCTTGTATGACTGTTAACATATGTTATTCGTAATCAAAAAATAATAAAAAAATAAAAACCATAAATAAAATTGCACTTATTGCTAATATTAATTTGATCATAATCCTTGTCCAGCACCTCTAAAATAATTTAAAATCTTTGCTGTTATTTTATAAATTAAAAAATAAGTTAAAAATTTTAGAAAAAATAAAATGGCAATAAGTATATCCGGAATGATTAAAAAGAATGTGTTTAACTCTAAAAGTCTTGTAATAAATACTTCTATAAATTCATAAACCTGATCGGGAAAAAATCGTAGAACCGGAAATATTAATAATATAACTCCGATCAGACTTGCTATTATGTAAATTGCTAAAGTTATGATCATAAAATACCAAACTTAATGACTATAAAAATAATTAATCCGGCCGTAACTGCCCAAACAAGATACATCACGTTATCCGTTACAGTGTCAACGGTTTTCAAGCTTAAAATATCTCTTATCGTGTTATCATCCATTACCGGTAAAAGATAAAACTGATCATCTCCTGGAGTGGTACTTGTTGCTACCATGGGGATACCAAACACTGCTCCGGTGCTTGTACTATTCTCTATCGTTTCCTTTGCTACATTTATAAAATCAAATGCCAGGCTAAACGGAAAAGAATGCTCAAAATTTTGAATGTTCTTTGATAAGTATTCCATGCTATTGTCCGTAGGATTAAACATCCAACAAATAGTTTGTCTAAATCCGCATTGCACGCCATAAAGAAAATCGCTTGACGTGGCCACATCTTGACAAACAAATTCCTCATCACACCATGATCTATCTATCCACTGCACAGAAACATCACAATATTTTTGTTCTGATTCTCCTTTTGTTAAAACAAAACAATATTCTTTTGTTTGTTCGCTTTCTACATCATCTAATAAAAATCTTCCGGTTAAATATTGTTGATTAATTAATGTTGAGCTTGCTATTGATACATCTTCATATTGCAAATCAATGTTACCGCCTATTGCGTCATAACCGTAATTGTATTTTAAATAGCAGTCTTCACCCAAGAAACAAAAATTAAACTGGTTATAAGATAAAACATATTCGCTTCCGACCTGTATGTTTCCTTGCCATTCCGGAAAATCTAAAACCTCAACATTCGGAAAATCAAACTCATCTTCATAATATGTTTTGAAAGTTAAATCATAACTAGGATTTGTAGAAGATTGACCGGCAGCATAAACATTGCTAAAGGCCATACCAATATTAAAAGCTGATCCTACCCCTCTCTTGTAATACAACTTATGCAAATTCCCAGGTATAACCTCGGTGTCTGTAAAATCTAAATTAAACCATTCTGTATAACCTGGCGTTGGTGTTGTAGTGGCAATATTTGGATAAATAATATTAACTACTTCCTCACTTGTTATAGTGTCAACAATACGCAAATAAAAATCTATACCACCGTTCCAATTTAAAAACCTAAGTGAAACACTTGATAAATTTGACTTAGTAGGCGTAAATGATTGCCAGCGTTCATTTGTGTCCATTCCACTCACGTCTGAAATTACTGATTGATTAATATCAATAAATTCTTCTGCTCTGGCAATTTTAAACATTGCCAATAATAAAATACCAGAAATTAAAAATAAAAAAATTATTCTATTGTAAAATCCCAGTGAAAAGTGCATGTGAAATATTTAAAATTGTTCTAATTACAATAAAAAGTAAAAATAAAAAATTTATAAAAATTAAATAATTAAGTAAAAAATTTGTGATCAACATAATTTTATAATCCTATGCCCGGCAAACATGATATGCCATACATATTCGCCGGGCCAGGCACGACTTACTTTGTTCCAGTTGACGCGAATCTTCTCAACCAAACGAAAAGAGCCACGATAATACTGAAAACTATAATGTAAGGAAACCATGTTGTAACAACGGTGGTCACCAAACCTGTTACGGTATCAATACCGGAACTTACTACAGTGTCAAGCACTTCCTCTGGAGTAGATGAAGGGGCGCATAGACCGGCACTTGCTAGTCCAAACATTCCCAACACTGCAAAAGAGAAAACTGCTAACTTTCTGTAACCATTTTTAATAATTTTTAACATTTTTTTGTTTTTAATTTTTTTGTTAATTATGTTATTTACGACCTTTTAATTTTAATTTTATAATATAGAATAAATCCTTCGTCATTAATAATTTTTCCTCTTAAATATTTATATCTTAAATTGTGATGTCTTAAATGTTCTCTTTTAATTCCAATTTCCTCTATTATTTTTTTTCTCATAAAATTTTTTGATGAAATAATAAAACTCTAGCATTAATGCTATATATAAATTAGACATCATGAATATAAAAACTACTTCTTCAAGATTCATATCTTTTAAATATTGATACACAAAAACCAACAATACACAATAAAATAGCTAAAGGAAAATTTTCCCAAACATCAATATAGATCAAGCGTTCAACTTCATTAGAATAAAAATCCGGCTTCTCTTTGTGCTTTTTTTGTCTTGGCATATTTGTAAGTATACTTTGTGGTTTTTTTCTTTTTTAACTTTTTTGTTTTTTTAATTTTCATTTTATATAAATATATTTATAGAATTTTATTTTTCTTAAATCAATTGTTGTTAATCTTTTTTGATAAGTTATTTTTATGTAGCCATTTATTTTACCAAAATCAATATTTGAAAAAAAATCTTTTTTTCTTTTTATTAAATTTTTACTTAATTTAGAATTTCTTATCATAATTTTTTCTTATAAAATCTCTTGAATTTTTTAACTGGTGTTCTATACCAATCATAAAACCAAAAGTAAACCAAAAAAAAGAAAATATAAAAAAAAATATAGAAAGTATAACAATCATCTTTTTTTCCTTACATAAATAAATATAAGAATTATTATAACCGGAGTGACTGAAAAAATAAAAAATACAAGAAACAAAATCAACGGAATGTCATAATAAAAAAATCTGATTTCATTCGGCGTTGTTGTGCTTGTCGTGTAAATATTTTCACAACCGGTAAATCTTTGAATCAGTGTATTTTCCGGAATCTCGCAAGGATACAAGTCTGCAGTTGTTGTTGTAATTTGTCCTAATGTAATTAATATGTAAATATCATCTGTTGTATCAGTTGGATTAAAATAATAATCAGCTCCATTGTATGTTGATTGAGTTCCATTTATTGCAGCATCTTCGTAATCGTGACCCTCTTTAATTGAAAACTTAGAATAGCCGTCAAAATTAATTGATGATATTCCGCCGGCATTTAATTCAAACTCTGTATAACTTGAGGTTGTTTGATTATCAAGTGTTATCTGATTTGAATATTCCGTATTACCTGCTCTTGAATAATCGCTAGTGCTTAGTGTTGTGGTCGCTGTATGTGTACTATTTAAAACTACCGTATAAGAATATTCATCATTATCTGATTTGTAAATTACTGCCGGTTTAACAAATATACTTGCGGATTCAACAACATCACCAATTTCTAAAAAACTTGTATCAAAGTTTAAAAATCCTCTTTGTATTATCCACCTATTATCAGATAACCTATACCAACAACCCAAAATTTCACTTGTTCTGTTTACATAAGCATTAGTACCGCTTTCATCATCATGCACTGTATCCCAACTTGATGAAGTTCTATCCGATAAAACTCTTCCAGACCCACTGTTCAAATATTCAGTTTGTGCAATAGTTTGTTTAAATTCAAAAAGTGAGATCATCTTATCAAAAAAATTTTCAACCGGAACAGTTTTTTCCAATTCCATGAAAAAATTATTTTCTGTTGTGGTTGCTGTTTCAAATTTGTACCAGTCTTTTTGTATTTTTCTATATTGTTTACTGGAATATATTTTTGCGTATTCTTTCCCGGTGTTTGGATTAATATAAAATTCTACATCTTCCTTTCGCTTGTCTATATTTTCATTCAAATTATTAAAAGTTTGTTGCTCTACAATATTGGTTTTGTAATTATAAATAACCTCTTTTGTTTTTGTATTCTCTGTATATTCAAGCAAATCATCATATTTGTCAAATTCCAGCGATTCCGTTTTTTCGTCTGTTTCCAAAATTTGAGCATTAATTTTATTTATATTTAAAGGAGAAAATAAAAAAACAGTCAATAAAAAGACTGGCAAAACTTTTTTGATGAGTATTTTTGAAAAGCCTGTTCTGTCCGAAGCGCCTACAGGCTTTTTTAGTTTATCATTTTTTAACATTTTTGTAAATAATGCCTGTCAAGGCTCATTATATTTTTTAATTCTTGATATGAACACACCTGCCCTTGGTCGGGCGGTGTTCAATCATTCACTTCGTTCATTGATATTCCATAGCCTAAGTATAGCACTATAACCATACATTTTGGCAAACACTATATATAGTGGTACAAACTACCTTGATACCACTATATGTAGTGGCGAACAAAAAACGTACAATATTTTGCCAACTTTTTAAAAGTTTCTTGTTGATAAAGTTGTTGATAACTTGCGAAAAAGTGGATAACTTGTTATAAAATACAAAAAAAACCAACCTCATTACATGAAGTTAGTTTTTTTATATTAAATTTATCACCGCCTACTAGGACTTCTCATGCTATAAAAATAGCAAAATTTGCCACTCTTACGCACTTCTGCCCCTGGATGATACAATAGGAACACCCGAAACTAACGTGAGTCAACGCGCGTTAGTTTTAGGTGTTTTTATCGTATAATCACAATTGTCGTATATCCGGTAAATTGTTGAATATAGATCCGATCAGATCCATACTAAACAATTAATAGTATCCTCTTGTGTTGTGTTTTTCACATTCTTTATTATCAGAACAATACCAAATTTGTTTATTATATCTTGTTTTTAATGGCGTGCCGATATAATTTTTTGATTGTTTCATAAAATTTTCATATCTTACTTTTCCGCAACTTGTGCATTTATGTCTTTTGTTGATTATGGCCATACTCTACATTTATTAATTATTGTGGCCACTTATCGGCCCATTCTTCAAAACTGGACTTTATGGCCGGAAATTCCCGGGCATAAATCCGCCTTACTATAGCAAACTCCACTTCTATCTTCTCCTCGTGCATGGCTATAATCTTCTCCTGCCCTGGTTTACTAATGCCGTTGAGAATACTTTTGCTTTCCACTCTATTTTTCCAGTCTTTGTTTTTGATGACTTTGCTTTTATTCTGCATAAAAATTCACTTGATCTAGTTTTACCATAAGAGTCGTAATAGGTTTTAGTCCAGTACCGGGATAAAAACATAATCCGATCATGTCCTTGCTTTTTCCATTGTATCCGGTTAGACTCGCTATTAGGTATTTTGACCTTTTTGTTAATTGTAATTATTTGAAAAATTGGTTTTATTCTTTGGCTTTTTGGATACCTAAATATTGAATGACATGTGTATAGCTCATGAATGTTTCTTCTCATCCTCACATCAATATCGCTCATGTCTTGTGTGGTGGTTATTATGT